CGCGATCGGCTTAAGTCCCTGAACGCCCATCACATAGATCCTTAGCCACCAGGCCGGCCATTGCCATTTTCTGCATCTGCCGGAGACCTTTTACGGCATTTTGAGCCTTCTTTATGAGATCGCGCAGATCTGATATAGTTGTGCTGATTCCGGCGAGCCCGAGGGGCTTGAGGTTGAAGTTTTTCTCTAGATCTCGAACGGCTAGATCGGCCGCCACAAAGTTAAATTTCGTCATGGTAGCATGGTTCCTTTGGTTCTAGATGAGTCTAGTTTAAGCTCTAGGGACGGGCTTGTTTTGTACACTAGACTGTGGTATAACAGTCTAGGGAACGAGTCTAGTCTAGCATGTTTCTCTAGAGGAGTCTAGTATGAACAAAAGAGTGAAAGCTGGGAAGGTCTTGGCCACCTTCGAATGCACGCAAGAGGAGCGGGACGCGCTCAAGGCTCTAGCTAAAAAGAAGGGCGGCTCCATGGCCGATTTGGTGCTCGGGCTGCTAAAAGATAAGATTGTCGCCCGTGTGCCGTTTGAGCCAGTGGGGACCAAGAAGGAGAAGCAGGCCGTGAAGCCTCACCCGCCCCAGTCTGCTGCCGAGGAAGCTTTCCAGGTCCGCCCGGCCGTAGATGCCAAGGGGATGTTGGCCCCACCCCCTGATAAAGAGCCGCTGCCGTTCTGATGGCTAGTTGTCCGATGGCTCTGGTACCACTTGTTGGTCTCGAGCTGCCAGTTCGGCGGCGTCTTTCCGCATCTTGGCAACCTCTTCGGCCGTCTTCCTGGCTAGAACCTTGTGGGCGATCGCCGCTGCCTTGGCAAAGCATTCTGTGCAGGATCGCATGTGGTCCGCCAGCGCGCGACGATCCTGCTTGTTCAGGTGCTCGAATTTGAGGTCATGGGGCTTCCTTCCAAAAAAGCGGTGCTTCGGGCTTGCCGTCGCAGGCGTCGTGCGGCTGGTGGCGGTAGCTGATCGGGCAATGGTTCACTTCCGGCTCGCTGTCGTCCTCACGCTGCTCGAGTTCACGGTCGTGCTTCTCGCAGACCAGCATCGGCTCGCCGCCGCAGTCCAAGCTGGCCAAAGTCCACTTGGCCACGACCGGCAGCCCGCATGCCTCGCCGCCTGCTTCGTTGTTGGCCCCTTCCCATATTTCGCAGCCCACGTCTTTTCGTTCGCCTGTCATCACTTCACCCCTCGAAAAGTTATCAGGTCGCCACTGCCGGCTCGATGGATCGCCATCAGTCTCACTTGGTTGTCCGTGCGCGCCCAAAGCGTCCAGTCGGCCGGCGATCTGCTCGCGCGGAATTCAAACCTGTCCAGGGCATCGTCGTCGTTGCGGCACGATGTAAGGTGCCCAAGGTCGTCATCCAGGTCGACGATCGGCCCGATGCCGCACCACATAAACCACTGTTTCATGCTTTTCTCCAATTAAGGTGTCGGTATAGGTGTTGGTGGATCAGGAGGTGGAGGAGGGGGCGGCGGTGGAGGAGGTGGAGGCCGCTCCGCTTCAGCCGCCTTGGCGTGTACGAAGCAAACGAAGATCTCCTTATCCTCGCTATCCCAGGCCACCCTGGCCACCACGGGCAACCCGCATTCCGCGTGTGTCTCGTCCAGCACGACTTGGCAGCCGATCGCCACAGGGGTGGGCATCGGTGGCGGGATCCGCGGCAGCGTCACCCACGGGCCCCAGACGCCTTCGTTGCAACTGCTCTGCAGCAGCCTGCCGTCATCCAGGGCCACCGTGACCGCCTGGCCAAAATACTGGTTCTGCTGAATCCCGCACATAGCCACGATCATAAGGCTTCCCTCTTAGGTCGGAAATAGGTCGGTTTTAGGACTTGCTTTTCTTGGGCATCCTCATCGGCCGGTAAATCACGAACAGGTCGTGCAGCTCTCTCAGATTTGGATACTGCCCGAACATGTCGAGGACGCGCAAGGGCACTTCTTCCGAAGGCACGTTTTCCCACTTCGACCCGCGTTTAGCGCTGCGTTTCTGCCAGACGATCATGGTTTCACCGCGGGAGAAAAGCTGACATCAAGGGTTGATGGCCATGCCCGTGGCCCTTTGCTGATGAGGTCGCGCACGAACTCCTGGTAGTCCTCGCACTCTGGGCAGAACATCGGGACAGACCACGGATCTTCGCTCTCAAACCAGAGCCCGCATTGGTCGCATCTCGTTATCATCACAGGTTCCTGACGATGTAAAAGATCGCCCAAGACAAAGAGGCCAGAACCGACGCCGCGGGCTCGCTCTTCCTAATCCCGCGCGCAGTCGCCCATATGAATTCCAGGGTAAAGAAGATGGCTATTAACAGCAGCAAACCTTCGAGGTAGATCATGGCATCGCCTTCTTTAAGCCGACGGCGTCTCGCCAGCGGATCATCTGGTTCAACAGCTCCATAGCCTCGGTGGTCTTTGCATCTCCAGCCTTGTTGCACCCATCTTCAATGCGACGGTTGATCCAGAACAAAATAGTGCTAATAGCAACGGGGTCTTTGGCCCTTAGCACGAAAACAGGCTCGTCGTCTGCGGCTTTGTTGAGGCAGCTCGTTAAATCAAAGATCTCGTCACGCTTGATCATTGGTAGGAAACCCCTTGTAAAAGCCAGGCGCCAGCCGTATTTTGCCACTAGACGGTACACCATCGTCTATTCAGCATCCGCGGCCGGCAACCTGGTTCTCCTCTGGTCAAGGAGCAGAAACGCTTGAGATTCTTGGCCGTTGAAAAGATAGCATCTTCCTAGGAGAAAGGCAATGGCGCGCGTGCTGAAATCTAGAACGGCCCACCTCAACATATCCGTGAGCCCCGAGGAGAAGGCCAAGATCATGAAGCAGGCGAAAGCCGCCGGCAAGACGCTGGTCGACTTCGTTCTGGAGAAGATCTTCCTCGGCGGGATCGGCCCCAAGGAGAAAAGGCATGTCGGCGGCACAGCCGAGCGGAGCTGAAAAGCGGAAGGCCCGCTCCAAAACGCAGATGAACCTGGAGCTGCCCCTGCATGTCAGGCAGAGGATAAAGTTTGAAGCTGCCGTCCGCGGCCTCAGCATCCCGGCTTTTATCATCCAGTGCGTCAACCAGGTAATCGGCGCGCCCGAGCCGGCAGCCAAGTTTGCCATGGAGAGCAGAGAGCTGCCGGTCAAAGAGCCCATGCCGTTGCCGGTAAGGATCGTGCCGCCGATTGGCAGCAGGATCGAAGACGTCGCCCTGGCTGCCCACAAGGTCGTAGAGGTGAACGGATTTCTCAAGAAGGTCTGCATGACCTGTTACTCTGACTTCGGCCACCCTGGGAAGAAATGCTCAACCTGCGAAACCCTCAACAAAAGGTAGGCTATGAAGGCCCACGAGTTTACGGTGCTGCTTCACGAGCGGATCGCCAAGATGAAGCGCACGCTGGCGAGCAAGGCCGAGGAATACGCTTCCGAGGATGACCGGCTCTATAACTTCAAGAGAGCCGCGTGGTATCGGAAGGGCACGCCAGAGGACAGCCTGGCGGGCATGCTGGTCAAACACTGGGTGAAAATAGAGGGGCTGATCGCCAGGTTTGAAGCGGGTCACTTGACAGAGGCGCAGCGCGGCCAGATCGATGAGGTGATCGGCGACATCGTCAACTACTTTGTACTGCTGGAAGCAACCTTACTGGAGCAGCTTAATGATAGCCGTCATCGTGCAACAGATGTTGGAGCAAGGGAAGGCGACTACAACGGAGATCGGCCTGGCTTGCGCGAAGGCTCATGTCTTGGCACAGAGAGTGCTGAAAGCCAAAGAGGACATACGGAAGTACAAGGAAGCGAGCAGGGAAGCGCTGGATCATCTCCAGGGAAACCTGGACGCGATACGGGCTGAATGTGACCACCCCGCAGCAAGTTACCATGCCGACCCGTCTGGTAACAACGACTCGCACTATGAGTGCATCGTCTGCGGGGGGATCTACTAAGGGGGCGCCATGTACCAGCAGAAGACTGTCTACGACCGCGTTCGTTGTGATTGCCCGGCCTGCAGAATAAACAGGGCCATAGAGCAGCTCAAAAGCCAGCGTCAGCTTAGCCCCGCCGAGGAGCACGAGCTGCTGGAGAAAATCCGGGAAAGGCTGAGGAAGCATGAGACGATTGGAAGCCTCTGATTACCTTAGAGGTCTGCGGCTGGTAGCCAAGCTGGAAGGCAAGGCCGAGGGTGATGGTTTTATCAACACCCTTAACGCGCTCTACGAGAAGGACTTTGCCGCCTTCATGGAGCGGTTGCACGAGTGCGAGAAGGAGCACGCCAAAGCTGTAGCCTCGGCAGCCCGCCTTAGTCCAAGCCAGCCGGCGACGGCCCTTGAGACTAAGGAAGCCAAGGCCGCTGTCCAAGATGTGTCAACCGACAAAGTTGTAGAGCTTTGCAAAGAGCTGGCCGCGACCTGGAAAGAGTAACCATGGACTACACCAGCAGAAAAAAGTGTTCGGTGTGCGGCAAGCCAAACTACAGAGAGCTTGGCGAGACGTGCTCGCCTGAATGCGGCAAAGTCGCGTGCGACGCCGAGATAGCCGCCTCCAAAGCCACGAACGCCAGATTGCTCAAGGCTGGCCTGATAACACCCTGTGAGCATCAGAAGGTGCCGAGCGAATGCCCTGAGTGTTTCGCCGCCGCTCCCATCGCCTTTTTTGTGGACAGCCATGCTATCGACCGCCAAGCACTATGAAGAAGTGCCGATGAGTCCGCGTTACAATCTGGGCTGGCGTAACCGGATCTATGCTCTGTGCAAGGACAACCCCGAATACCAGCGCGGCATCATAGAGATGTGCAGCCAGGATTGCCTCTTCTACCTCTCAACCTTCGTCTGGCAGTATAACCCTGACCACCCCACCCGCAGAGTAGCCCCCTTCGTTCCGTGGAAGCGGCAGCAGGAGTGCATCCGCAAGATCCTGGACAAGATCGACCAGCGCAAGGATCTCATCATCGAAAAGAGCCGCTACCAGGGCGCCACGCTGATCGTGGTCTCAGTCTTCGACTGGCTCCAGCGTTTCCACCCCTGGACCAAGACGCACATGATCTCCCGCAAGCAAGAGCTGGTCGACAGCGTCTCAGACGATAGCCTGTTCTGGAAGCTGGACTTTATAGAGGAGTGGTTGCCGGACTGGCTGAAGATGCGGCCCAACCGCCAGAGTATGTATCGGGAGAACACGAAGAACCGGGCCATCATCACGGGCGAGTCGACGACAGGTAAGGCGGGCGTCGGCGGCCGTGCGACCATCATGCTCATGGACGAGTTCGCCCAGATCCGCGAAGACTTCGAAGTGCTGCACCGCACGACTGAGACCACCCACTGCCGGATCTTCGTCTCTACCCACCTCGGCCAAGACACCGCCTTCTACACGCTCTGCCAGTCCGAGGCGATCGAGAAGTTCGTGCTCCACTGGAGCGATCACCCCGAGCAAGCCAGGGGCCTCTACGTCTACGAGAACGGCAAGATCGACGTCCTGGATAAGACGTACAGCTTCCCCGACGACTACCGCTTTGTGACAGATGGCAAGCCCACGGGCGGGCCCAAGCCTGGCGTGCGCAGCCCCTACTACGACAACCAGTGCGAACGCAAGGGATCGAGCCGAGCTGTGGCCATGGACTTGGACATCGACCCGCAGGGCAGCATGTCCCAGTTCTTCGATCCGCTCATCATCAACTCGCTGAGGCGCCACTTCGCTTGCCCGCCTTACCTTGAAGGCGACTTGCTCTATGACGAAGGGGGCTATCCCCTTGGCTTCGAAGAACGCCGTGGCGGCCTGGTAAAGCTGTGGTGCAACCTGGACTCGCAGGGCAACCCGATCGTCGACGTCTATGGCGCCGGGGCCGACATCTCCACGGGAGAAGGCGCGAGCCCGAGCTGCCTGTCATTCGGCCTGGCCGCTACGGGAGACAAGGTCTGCGAGGTGGCAACCAGCCGTCACCGGCCCGTCGACTTCGCGTGTCTGTCCGTGGCGCTGTGCAGGTGGTTCCACAACGCCATCCTGGCCTGGGAACAAGCCGGCCCGGGCTACACGTTCGGCAAGCGGATCATGGAGCTGGCCTACGGCAAGGTCTACTACAAAAAGGACGACCTGGCCTATGGGCTGCTCCACAACCATTCCTGGGCCGCCAACACCGACAAGCCTGGTTGGTATCCGAGTCCGTCCGCCAAGCGGCTCTTGCTCGACAACTACGCCAAGGCCTTGACCAAGAAGCAATACCTCAACAGGTCGGATCAGGCGCTCAAGGAAACGCTCAGCTTCAAATACAACGACGCCGGCAACCCCGAGCATGCTGCGGAGAAAGCTGAAGATCCGAGCCAGGGCACGGTCAACCACGGCGATCGCGTTATCGCCGATGCGCTGTGCTCGATGATGCTCAGCTTCATTCACCGGCCAAAGAAGCAAGAGGAGAAGAAGCAGGGCCCAGCGGTTTTATCTTTGCAATGGCGGCGCGACTTCCATAACAATAAGGAACGTGAAGAGGAAGAAGCTTAACCAGAGGAGCTTTCATGATCCCTATTCCGTTCCACGACAAGGTCGTGGTCAAGCGCGACGTGATGGACGAGAAGACCAAGGGCGGCATCTTCATCCCCGAGGCCGCCATGGAGATCGAGAAGAAGAAGCTGAACCGCGGGACCGTTATGGCCGTGGGCCCTGGCAAGGTGCTCGATAACGGCGAGCGCCGTAAGATGTCAGTGCAGAAGGGCGACCGGGTTTGGTTCGACGCCTACGCCGGCAACAGCCTGAAGACTGGCGGCGAAGAGTACCTGGTCTTCTCTGAAGAGTCCATCATCGCCAAAGTGGGGGAGTAAGCATGCACGATAGAGAGAGCAAAGAAGAAGCCCGAGCGAGAGAAGAATTGGAGCGTCCGCGGGCGCAGGACAGGCCGCAAGAAATGGGTCAGACCTGCGGGCAAATGCGGCCCATGTCAGTGGCCAGCATGCTGCGCGACAAGGCCAGAAGGCTCCGAGACGAAGCCCATCGGACCGAGAGGCTGGCCGACGAGTTTGATCACCTGCACTTGTCTCCAGAAGCACAAGAGTTTGTCCGTGGCGCCGTCTTCAACGCCTACAAGCTGCCGCCCTACTGAACCGATCGAGTACCTTGACCAGAGGGAAAGACCGATGAAGTTTGAACAAGGTTCCCAAGGGTCTTGACATCGGCCGCCTGTGCGAAGCAATGCACAGAGCCCGCTTAGTTCTGGAAAAGCCGCGCACGACGCGCGTAGAGTTCGTCCGCCAGTACGTGGGCATGCACTACTCGATCGAGGGCGCCCGCCTTCCCGTCCCATGCAATCTCATGGCTGCCTACGTCTCGATCGTAGGCCGCAAACTCATCGCCAATAACCCCCGCGTCATGCTGTCGACTTACGAGCGGCAGTACGCGCCCATAGTCTCTGCTCTCGAAGGCTGGTCCAACCGCGAGATTAAGCGGATGGGTCTGGCCGAATCTCTCAAGCGCTGGGTCATGGACAGCCTGTTTTCCATCGGGCTTATGAAGGTGGCCCTGGCCTCACCGGCCGACGCCGCCCTTAGCTCGTGGCGAGTCAAGCCTGGCGACCCCTACGCCTGCCGCATCGACCTGGATGACTGGGTCCACGATCCCTTCGCCTCTTCCCTCGACCAATGCGGTTTCTATGGCCATAGGATTCGCGTGCCCCTAGAGGTCGTCAAGCAGTCGAAGGTCTACGGGCCAGATCGTAAGCTCCTCGAAGGCTCTGAGAACATGATGTTCAACCTGCAGGGCGATGAGAGGATCGGCATGATCGGCCGCACCACGCTCGCCGGGGCCCGCGAGGAGTACGAGGACTTCATCGACCTTTGGGAAGTCTACGTGCCGCGTCACCGCGTCGTTGTCACGCTCCTAGACGAACAGCTTATCGGCTCGTCGTGGGGCTCAGCCGCTTCCTGGAAGGCCGGCATCCCTTACGGTAAAGCCCTGGAGATCAAGCCCTGGCTCGGACCTGATTGGGGCCCATACCACTTCCTGGGCATGGGCACGGTGCCGGGCAACGCTATGCCCAAGGCGCCGCTCCAAGACCTCTACGACCTGCACATGAGCATCAACCGCATCCTGCGGAAGCTTATTCGTCAGGCCGACCGCCAGAAGGAAGTGTTGTTCTGCCCCTCGTCCGGCAGCGACGACGGCAAGCGAGCTATCGACGCCAACGACGGCGACGCCTGGAACATGGCTGATCCAAAGTCCATGCTCAAGGTTGTTTTTGGAGGTCCACATGTCCCCAACTTCGAACTCTTCAACGCTCTCAAAGAGCTGTTCTCCTGGCTGGCCGGAAATCTTGAAATTATGGGAGGCTTGGGGGCTCAGTCCAAGACAGCCACGCAAGACGAACTCCTCAACACGAACGCATCGGCGTCCATCTCGGAGATGCAGGACCGGGTCCAGACGGGAGTCGCTAAGGTGGTGGAAACGCTGGTGTGGTTTCAGCATCACCATCCGGAGAAAGTCACCCGCAGCAAGTTCGAGCTGCCTGGCCTAGCCGGCTATTCCG